ATAACACCGCAAGCCACACAGGAAGTGGATGCGCAAGTATAATGATATTAAAAGGAGAAACTTAATTCATGGATGGTTTAAACTTCAGAGCGCCATCTGGATTACTTGATAAATATTTTATCATCGACAAGTATGGTTTATACTCTCCAAGTCCGGAGTTGCTCCAAATGGATGCTGCCGCACAGAGGGTTAGTAGGGCTCTTTCCTCGAGAACGGACGTAGAGGAAAATCTGCGAAAACGTTACTACCTAACCGATGTCGAAACGACTAATAACCCTTACGGTAACACCAATGTAATCGGGTTTGGCTTTAAAGAGTTTGGTCCTCAACCAACTAAGGGTCAGAAGTTCAGGGGGAGGTTGGACGTTATTTCTAATCCTACCAGTAAAGTTAAGGAACAGATGGAGCGCAGGGAGCGGAAGATAGAACAGTACGCTAAAGACGTCCTTGCACATCACAAGAAACAGGAGCCAAGCGATAAAGAATCAGTGGAATATGCACTTTGGGAGATCGAACACGACCAGGCGTTAACTGGTGGAGGCTTTGATGGAAATAATATTGGCGATGTAACTCATACAGCAATTAAAGGTATGATTAAATCAGTAGCTATACCAGATATCTCCAACTCAACGGTTAGTGAGGCGTTCGTTAGTTCGTGTCTGGAGATAAGAGACTATTTATCTCAGTACATACCACTTGGTTCTCTCAAACCAGATGGAATATCAAAGGTCAGGTTCGAACAGGATAACGATGGTATGCTTGGTTACCCTGTATTGAAGAAAGGAGGTGCTCCTTTAACTGCAGATATTGCTACCAGCCTGCTCATAGATCAAGGGGTTGATACCAGACAGTTCGTGGGAACTATGGTGCATGATAGTAATAGCAAGAAGGACTATCCGTATAGAGTCCAGGATGCGATGGGCTATATTCTCGATCATAAAACGGCCACCTCAGCAACCGATTTGATTTCCATAATTATCTTCCTAGCACGTATTCAGAAACACGGCTGGAAAATGGAGGATGGGCAACTAATTCCTAAGCCAGGGAAAGCTCGCGCCGTCTTTCCTAATTCCGCTTTCCAAGCGTGTGTAGAGGCTATGCCAATCAATGCCTTCATTAGAGCTTTAAAAGAAGCAAAAGTACCTTGCTTCCCCTCAATTCAGGATAAACCTACGAGGGTTAATATGATATGGCAATGGATGCTAAAGCATAGTGCCAATGGATATGGTTTTCTCGCAGCGGATTGGAGTCAGTATGATGCTACTGTTCCCGGATGGGGATTAGCAACGGTGATTCAATATTGCGTGAAACCTTTCTTTAATTCTAAATACCATGACTGGCTTGATGCAGTCGCATTCATCTTATGTTATAAATACTATTTGGTGAATGATGATTTAGCTCGTATACATGGTGAGGATTATACTGAGTGTAATACTAAAGTCCCTAACGTTCAAGTTAAAGAATGGCGTATTTATGGACTTACTAATTATTTAATTAGTGGTGCTAAGTTCACTCACATTGGTGGTTCCTTATACGGGATAGCGGCTATCCATCTTACTATTCCAAAGCTCTTGGGATATAAGGGTGTAATTGGACCGCAGGCCGGTGATGATACGTTAATGGGTATACCATCTCAGGCAATCGACCTTTCTAGCAAAGAACGCACCTATGAGCCTTTAGCTAAAGCTGCTAAACAGATAGGTTTGGACATCAATCCAACCAAACAAATCTTTTATCAGTATAAAGGTGAGTTAATTGGTATATTCTTGCAGGATTCCTACTGCTTAACGGGTGAGATAAAAGGGATAGGCACAGACTATCGTCCCCTTGCATCGTTACCTTTTTCTGAACGAAGTCACGCAGGGTCGCCAGTTTCAGATCAAGGTTGTGTCGAAATTATGCGCATGAATCAGGGCGCTGATAATCCGTTAGCAGATAGTGCTGTAGAGTTCTGGTTGGACCGTGAGCAACCATTATTAACACTTGTAAAAGAAAGAGGAGCATCAGAGACGTTTAAAACTCTAATTAAACTGTCGGGCGGTGACATCGATGAAATCGCCAAAAGGGTTGGTGTTGGATCTTTCACTTTCGGAGTAGATAGAGAAGATTTACGTTCTGGTAACGTACCTATTCTGAGCGTAATGGACCGCGTAGCGTCCAAAATGTCTCCCTCGTTGGGAATTGCTGAGGCTTTGAAGATCCTAGGTGAAGGTTCTTCTCAAAGTCCGGATGACAAAGTCGAAGATCACAGCGATGTTATAGCTGTGGACGAAGAAGATACCCTTGCCGACTAATCGGTTAAATTAGGACTGTTTCGAT